TTTCTTCATTTGCCATCTCCCATCACTCCTTTGTCAACTACACCCCTCACATGTGCGACCTGTGTGTTACACGAAACTCCTGCCCCGGTGTAGAAAAAAAATATTTTCGCCATAAAAATATGGGGGGGAGTCAATTATTATCATGTTTATTATCATTTACAGCTACTAAGTCACCAAGCTCATTGAATATCATCCCACGTGTCGGTCTAACTAACAGGCTTGCACCGCTCGTCAATCCATTAGGTGTAGTCATAGCATCTAGCTCTGCATGTATTGCATTGTGACATTCAATACATAAGAACATAAGATTATCCCAACCATATGCAACCGCATCATTGTTAATGTTGTTTGGGGTTAGTGGCTTTTTATGATGTACTACCCAACGTTGTCTAGTCCCATCTACCTTATTGATACTTTTTAATCCATGGCATCTTTCACATATATATAGCTTTGATTCTGCATATGCCTTTGCACATCTTCTCCACCTATATGAATTATAGAAATTTTTAGAATACTCTTTTGCCATTTTTTAAAATATCCCCTTTTTTTCTAGGCCACTACATTTTATACATCATATCCCATTGATCTACGATTAATTGCATATGCTTCATCATATGTAATACCTTCACGCTCTGCTACTTTATTTAAGCAATCATCTTTAGTTGGATATTGGCCACTATGTGTATTGATATGGCATTGTGTACAGAGTTGTATTAAGTTTTCCTTAATATCTCCACCGCCACTACCACGTGTATTAATATGATGTGGTTCTATATTCGTTCTTTGTCCGCATATTTCACAATATGGCTTGCGAACTTCTTGTATTGTTTTCTTGGATGTAATTCTTTTATGCTTCATCAATTCCCTCATATAAACTAAAAAGGACTGCATCATACTGTGTTGTGCGACCTGTGTATGATGTAGTCCTTAATAGTGTGTAGTTTTTCTAGGAGGCTTGTTGAAAGTGTTCTCTTCATCCATGCCCACATACAGTATCTCATATATTGAGTGTCAAATAATAGCAACCTTTTTGTAAATTTCCTCAAAATTTTTAATTGCTCTTTTATGTAAGTTATGAACATTCTGCCTTGAACAATCTATTAGTTCTGCAACTTTTTCCCATGTACATCCATTAATGTACCTATCTACTAAAACAATCCTTTGCTTAGTACTACAAATTTGATTGATCATAAATCTGGCTCGCTCTCTCTCCTGTAAGTAAGCACTCCATTCTTTCATAATCTCTTCTGTAACCGCATCAAGATTTGCAACTTTATCCGCAATAGTAATTGGTTGCCCTCCACTTACTTTATCCTTACTATAATCAATAGCTTGTAGACTCATGATATCTTGTCTTATTCTAAATATTTCTCTCTCCTTACACCTTATATTCAAATCAGTATCACGTATCTGATTTAAATATTCCCTTCCAGTCATCGGCTACTATCTCCCTGTTCCTTTAATTTATCAGTCCATTCTTTCCATGTATATATTGGTATACCTTTTGCTATTGCAAATGACCATTCACCAATGCAGCCTTTAGATGTTTCCCAGTCTCCACATAATACTAAGGCATCACATTTATTTAGCATGTCCAAACATATTTTTAACCCTTTGGAATACTGTGTATCAAAGTACAGCATGCTGAAATTATGAAGAGGTGATAGATATGTGTTGTTCTTATCTAGCATTACTAAGTTTTCCATAATTGTATCAATGGAATACTTATTAGCTTTATCTCCACCAAATGGATGCGCTACATAAATTAATTGGTTTTTAATCATTCTCTTTCCCTTCTTGTACTAGATCATTGATGTGAAATGTTTCACCCTCAACCGCATCATCTTCCAATTTTTCTTCCCATAATTTCCCCTGCGCGCGTGCACCTCTTACAAATAATTCTATTTCTTCTGCTAATGGAATAAGCTTTTCTGGCGCTTCATCTATTACACTTAGCCATGATGTGCTAATTGTACATTCATCTCCATACTTATTTGTGATTATAAGCACATACTTTGCTTCCGTAATAACCTTTGGCATTTCCTTATGCCATTTAAAGCTAATAGATTTAATTTTTAGCCACTCTTCTTCAAATAGTTTGAATACTTTAAATGTTTCAATCACCAATGCTCTTGCTTTTACATATGCTTCTAATATCTCTGGCCTAAAATCGTCCTCTGTACTTAATTGATATGTTTCAGTAATACCAGCATTATTTGCTTTCTCATACTTTACTTTCTTTTTATCCCCAAACCCAATGCTTAGTATCCTCATTTTTCTTTCCCTTTCTTATAGTTTTCTCTTCGAAGTTCAAATCTTTGTTTTTCTTCACATTCCCAATCACCGCATATTACCTTACGTGTATCATTTGTATAGAACTTCTTTCCACACTGTATACAGTATCTTGTGTATTTAAATGCTTTCTCTAATCTTGCTTCACGTTCTTGCTCTAGTTGTTCCTTCGTCTTTCTAGGCTCTACTGGTTTACCTTCCCTACAATCTGGACGCCATGTGCTATGACTATCTGGTGTGAATAACCTATCACATCTATGACACTTTCTTTGCATCTCTTATCCTCCTAGCTTATTTTTTTCTTCTTTTTCACGTTCTTTTCTTGAGTGTTCGCTATACCATTTTCTAACTAAACCCCATTCTTCTTCTTCACATGGTTGTACGCACTCTTTGATAACATATTTCTTTATCTTACTTGTATTCACTTCTATAACTTGGTTCGTTTCACTCCACCTATTACAAATAGCTAGCCAGTTTGTTTTCTCTATGTGATCATTAACAATTGGCTTTAACGATTTAAAAGGTTTCTTGTACATAGCTAATTCATGCTTGCCATATATCTGTGTCCAGCCACTTACTTTATTATCATCAACCATTGTTATATTTAGCCTTACCCATAAATCCAACTTCATTTATTAGTCCCTCACAGTACAGCTATATCCTTTTAGTTTTCTCATTCTGTGTCTAATGGTTCTTACATTATCTCTAATGTATTTACACGCATCATTCTGTATGTTCTTTTGCTCGTTGTATTTATCTAACTGCACTCTCCATTGAATGTAGCTTTCACATTTACTGTGGCACCCTACTTCTCTAAATTGGCACTCCCTGCATGGTGGTTTCATAATAACTCCTTGCCCATTGATTAAATACTTTGTTCCCCTTTAATGTATCTCTTCGTATTCTTGCTTTTATCAATGCATCAGATGATACAAATACATACCCCCAATGTGGGATGAACACTTTTCTAACTTCCTTTGACCGTCCTTTTACAATATGATCATGTGCTTTCATTAGGTTTCTAAATCTATCATTCATGCTCATATCCCTCTAATCTATTGCCTATTACTTTTACTTTCCCATTATTCAATACAAATGCTAAGTCAAAATCTAATACCGCATCATGTTGTGTTGTGTCCTGCTGGTTAATTGCCTTACATCTCCATTGGTATTTATCAACGCTGTAATATACTTCCCCTACCATTGGTGTATCTTGTATTGATTTGCAATCAAACTCTATATGGTCCTTTTCGTATATCCTTTGCCCTAGCGTGTCTTTTGCTTCGCTTCCTCTACATAGTGTTCCGTCTTCGATTGGTACCCATGCATATGTATCATTTTCTACCGCTAATAGTCTTATTTGTGAGTAGCTTTGCTTTATTTCATCACTACTTACCCATTCTGACCTATTCACGTTCTTTCGTAGGCCTTTATATACTAATGGCTTCATGCTACCTCCTCACACACTGCATTGATGCCCAGCTTTTTTAATAACTCGTGTATCATCAATCTTCCTTTTTGTGTCCAGCGTGTAGATGCTTTGCACTCCAATCTTCCGTCTGTAGTCATGTATGTGTGTGTCTTGGTCTTTGTGTACCCTTTTCGCATTAAATCACTATACAAAATCCATTGACCGTTTACGCTTCGTTGGATGTGTGCATCATGTAGTATCTTGTTTAATGCTTTAGCACTTAATCCATAGTCTGCAGCAATCTGTGTTACTGTCATTGCATTTGTACTGCTTAGTATTTTGTCCACATAGTCAACCTTTGGCTCATATTCCGCTATTTGTTGTTTCTGTTGCTCAATAATTGCCTTTGATTGGTTATGTGCTTCTACTTCGTCTGCATACAATCTCAATGCTTCTGGTAGTGTCTTTGGAATGTGTAGATCATAGCTACCAGTTTTTCTGATTTGTGGAAGTACTTCGCTAGTTACCCAGCGTTTAAATTTCTTTGCGCTTGGCATCTTTGATTTCAATATCAAGGAATATAACCCAGACTCATTGATTAAATATGTTTCCCTCTTTTGGCCTGTGTCGGCAATTTGCCAACGCAGCTTATCTTCTTCATCAATATGTTTTCTGATTGCATCTGCAGTATCTTTATATCCAAGTGCAGTTGCTACGCTCTTGGCCACAAAGTACACTTCATTTTCAATAATGATAGTTCTTAGTTCCCCAAACTCATTACTGTTAAATAGTGTTGTTACATGGTTCATAACTTCGCCCCCTAGTTTTAGGTAAGGGCGGATATACCGCCCACCTATTTTATTTGTTTACCGCATCAAGTCTTGCTGTTAATTCTGCAATTTGTGCTTTCATAGCTTCAATTTCTCCGTCACGTTTCGCTTGTGGTTCATATTCACTATGTTTACCAAATTTGAAAGATGCGCTTACGTTGTACATGTTTTCACTGCCAAATGTACCTGCAATGCCAAGTAATACTTTTTCATTTGGTCTGTAGTATGCACCTAATGCCACTGCATTGGCATTTTTATAGTGACCATATGCTACAGATGTGCTAAATTTATCATCTTTGTTAAATTCCATTGGATGTAGTCCAGCTAATGCAGCTGCACTTGCACCCACTTTATTAATTCGTCCGTCCAATTGCTTAATGTCTGCTTTTAAATTTGTTAATGTGTTGCTTGCTTGATGTTCTAGCTTATCAATGCGCTCTTCATGATTTTTCAATACACGATCATTAGCCTTGATAGCATTTTTATTATTTGCAATGTCCGCATCATGTTGTGCAATACGTTGTGTGTTATTTTTAATTGCATCCTTATGATTTGCTAGTGTGTTATGTACTGCAGTATTGAATTGTTGTTGGGCATCTAGTGCTTTATCAATATCTGCACCCATTGTATTAATGGCATCATATGCAGCATGTAGCTGTGAACCATTTACTGCATCAGTGGAAGATGCATCCACTCTGCCTGCTGCAACATTCTGTACTTGGCGAACATAGTTTTTTACTCCGCCAAAGCCTGCACGTTGTTTACTGCCTACGCTTACTACTGATGTTGCATCTGTACCTGCAAATACATATGTTGTATTGTTTACCATTGCTTGCAATTGATTAACTGCATTGTCTGTTACACTATTCGTTCCTAGTGCAACGCTATTTGGCTTATCCGCTACAATATTATTGCCAATGCCTACCGCATCAATTGATGTTACTACTGCATGAGTGCCTAGTGCCATTGCACCTTGGCCACCTACTTTACTATTCGCACCAATCACTGTTTGCTCTTGGCTATTATCTACGCTTGTATTGTTATAGCCAATGAATGTACTTTGACCAGCATTGATAGTGCCATTATTTGCCCCAATGATTACATTGTTATCACCTACTACATTATTGTTTCTTCCTAATACAATTGTGCTTGTACCGCTTACTGTTGTATTCACTCCAAGTGCGGCACTGTTATAGCCTGTTACTGTTGGTTGCGTTGTATTTGGCTCTGTAGGTCCTACAACTAGATCACTTGCATATGCACCATTAACTACTGCGCTTAATACCATTACTGCTAACATTACTTTTTTCATTGTTTTCTACCTCGTTTTGTTTTAATTCCTAATTTTTTACAAATATTTCTAATTAAGCTTTGACTTACTTCTAATTCTTCTGCTATTTTCCTTTGGCTTAGTCCTCTGTCAATCAATGGCTGTAACACATCTGCATTTATTTGTTCCTTTAATCCCAATACTTTTAATGCATTTCGCTTATCCATTGCACCGTACACTACCGCACCTAGTGCCAACCAATTTATGCAATTCATCGGAACACCTGCCATGCTTGTGTTTTGCATGTTGCCCTCCTATTTTGCATAAATCTTTGTAGGACTATATGCAGGGCAATCTTCACATTCTTCTTTTTTCAGCCAATGTAAAGTGCCTGCTGTTTTGCCTTTGAATACTTTAATTGATGTCTTCCCTTTGGGGCATGATGCTTTTACCCATAGCGCACCGCTTTTTGCTGGTCCAAATGAGTGGCTACATATCTTTCTTGGTCTACCTCTTCGCATATTCCCTCCTAGAATGGAATTGTTTCATCATCATCTACAAATCCATTTTCAAAATTACTTGCTCCACTTTCATTTTGTTTAAGGCCATATGTAAGATTTTTGACTACAATCTCTGTGATGTATCTTTTACTTCCGTCTTTTTCGTAGGATCTAGTTCTTAATTCGCCATTTACTGCTACAAAATCACCTTTACGTAACCCACTGTAAAGTTCCGCATCAACCCAACAAACTATGTTGTGGTATTGTGTTGTTTGTTGCTCGTTTACATATTTATTGGTTGCCATTCTAAATGTGAGTACTGGCTTTCCTGTTTTTGTATATCGTAGCTCTGCATCCGCTACTACATTACCGCTTAAAAATACCTCATTTACGTTTATCATTTAATTCTTCCTCCCATTTTTCACATTCTTTACTAAT